GCCGTAGCGTATTTTGTTTAAAGTCCATTGGACTCGTAGTTTGCGGCACTTTTACGCAGTGCTTACGCCCCATTCGGGGATTGGTAGCGCCATTGCTGGCACTCAACGGCTCGTCGGCGTCGTCCCCGGTTGCCCAGAGAGTTCGGCGAAAAGTCGAGCGTTCTTGGCGCCTGAGGCGCCCGGTGCGGTGCGGTGCGTCGTGTTGAGCAAGTCGAGATTCGACTGGCTTGAGCATGATTTGGTGTCGGTGGAGTGATTGGCGTCGACGATGTCGTTGAAGCAGGCGACAAGCCAAAGGTCGTCACACGTTTCGCCGCGCGCGATGGCTGCGGCGATGTCTGGTGAATCCTTGGCCTTGTGCTCCTTGCCTTTGATCCAGCCCTCGAGCTTCGACTGTGCGACGTGCAACATCTTGGCCGCCACAAGCGGTCCAAGAGTGCGCACGAGCCAGAGGAGAACACTGAGTGCAGGATGATCAGGCTGCGGTCCAACTTTCTTTGGTGGAACGTCGAGCGAAAAACAGTCGATGAGAGCGTTGGCGTACATAGCGTCGCGCGAAAAGTCGACTATTGAAGCGACAATCTTCAACATGATAATCCGAGTGTCCGTGTCTATATCGGTTGAGAGCACTTCGATGGCGTCGCGGAGGCGAGCTTGCTGAGCCGTGAGCAACTCAGATCCGTCAGATGAGATCTGTTGCGGTGAAATGCGAGTCACGATCTGGTCGGAGATGTTGGGCGAAACGCGCATGATTTGGATCAGATTGATGAGAGAGTTAGCAAATCCATTTGTTTGCGCGCCGATTAAATTAATAATCGCGCCAGCTGTCGCCTGCACAACGAAAGTTGCGTGATTGTTAGCTGACGTCGGAATATCCGAGACGAGTGTGCCTGTTTCATTGGCCCAGCTCATGTTGCTACCAGCCGCATCGATGAAGCTGGTGTACATGTTCTGTGTGTACGCCCCAATAATAGGATTATTGAGAAACGTGTTTTGGCTCACACCACCACTACCGGTGGTCACAAGAAAGCAGCCAGACACGGGCACAATGCCCTGCGTGAGCGAATAAGCGTGCGTTCCTTGGAGACTGTTCTGTGTCCACCAATTGATGACATAAAGTCCTTGGCGTGTGAGCTGAAGATTGCCTCCGTACGTTCCGTAAGCAATGGCAGTTGTGAGCGAGGTGTCGCCGATCCAGCGACTGACAGTGTTGACTCCAGTAGAACCAGGGAGTGGAATGACGCTGTTGCCTGAACTCCCGGCAGCATTACCGAGAGTATAGCCGAACCCGACGAGACAGTTCATCATCGCTGATGGCTGATTGATCTCGTACAACTCGACTTCATACTCAATGAACCATTGGCCAAAGTTCTGAGTAGCAGCCGAGAAAGCCTGGCCGGCGAGAATAATCATCTCGCCTTGAGTGCTGAATCGGACGTCGCCGGTGGTGTCGACGAAGAGCGGTGTTGTGATCTCGCGCGATTCAAGGTCGAGGTCAAGGAACTTCGATTCGTTGAAAATGGCGCAAACTGCAACGTTTCGGCCCCAAGTGGACATGGCGTCAATGCCATTATTTCCTACCGGATTCGGGCTATCAGGGTCACAGTTGAAGCCAATGAACAGGCCGCCGTTAGCGGCTGCATTGGCCTCTGAGATCATGCCAATGTAGTGCAATCGCGCCTTGCGAAAGCAGTACTTGGCATACGGCAGGGCGAGCAACGGCAATCGAACGCCAAATGAAGCTGGGTTGAGTGCAATGTTGTTCATGACCGTGCCGGCGGCCAAAGCCACTCCGTACGTGCCGACAGGGCCGAGACGTTCGGTTCCTCGGACGAGCATGTTGGTGCCCATCGAGCGACTTTCTGCGTGGCCTTCGCGGAAAGTGGCTCCAATGACTGGCACGCCATGATGTTCGGTGCGCCAGTGGGGATCTCCCTTATCGGGATGTGCCTCCATGTTGTTTCGCGCCGTCGCTAAGCGCGACACACGTGGCGTAGAGGTCGGTAAGCGCAATGGCTGCTTCACGGCGGCGGGCTGCTTCGAGGCGGCCGCAAATGTGCCCTGCTTGAACAAGGTTCGACTTCCTCCAGTGGATCGCGCCGCACGAGCAGGCTGCGCAGAGCGGGATTGATTGGTAGCCTTTGCCTGCACCGATGACAATTTCGATGCAGCCGTCTCCATACGCTTCGCAACAGCATTGAGCTGGGCGAACGTCATTGCTGTTGGGCGTGGTGTTGCTCGACCGACAGGGGGCTGCCGTTGGCGCACCAACTTCGGTTTTGTTGACATTATTAATTGATTCCAGTTAATTTCGAGACTGGCCGCCTTCCATGGTGCGGCCAGAGAACTGGCGATAGCCATAGGCATGACAAGTGCATGAGCGAGGACGTAGCAAAAGTACGCCAAAGTCGCTGCTATGAGAATGCAAGCTATGGTAGGTAAATGTTCACAAAGCCAATGTTGGCGCGGACGAAGAGGGACCGGTGCTCCGCGAATATGCGGATGGGCATGAGCCGGGGCGAAAATGCCATAGTTCATCCAGAGCCCTTCATCGTAGTCGAGAGGCGACGGTTGTCCATTGCCGTAGTCATTGAAACCGCCGCGAATTGTCGCTGGTGGTACAAGCTGCGGGGCAGGTGGTGGTTGTGTGTGTGCAGCGACGTTGGGCTGGCGGAGTGGTGGCACTTCAGGTTTTGCAAACTTGCGCAAATTATTGGAGATGAGAAGTGCAACAGTCATGAGAAACCAACGTTTGAACGTGGTACAACAGACAAAATGTTGATCGCGTTCAACAATGTCCAGCCCACTCTCCGAAGCGAGATGCACGTTAATATTGGCAAATCGCAAGGGGACGGCTTCACTAACTAGTGATCGCTCAGTGGTGACGTCGCCGCGAGCATATATGTCGAGTGTTGTAACAGTTGACATACGCCAATGGTGCGAGTGGGCATTGGGTGGGAATCGCTCACAGATTGTGACTCGATAGAAATTGGAAAAATGTTCGACAGCAAAGCCACGAGATTTAACCCAGAAAAAGATGTGAGAGTACACAGGGTCCTCAATATTGGCAGATCGGACATTTCTCAAGCACCAAGTTGGGCTCTGAGCGAATCGCACAGCTTCATTGGTGCCTGCATCCCACGGAACGGGAGGTATCACAGCAAGATTATCTGATACCATCCGTCGGGGAGCACGCGAGCCGTCTTCTGCGAGGGTGTTGAAATCCCATGGTTGCCAGGTGGCTGGGTGTAGGCCGCCATTGAGAGCCGAGAGTGTCATGCCCAGGCCCTGATTCTCCTGCCAGTCACTCACCAAGCGCTGAGCGTGTTGCCCATTACCATACGGATTGAAACCGCCCTTGAGTGATAAAGATAAGGCGGCCCCAGAGGCATCTGACTCGTCGCATTGGGAAGTCCCACTGGCGACCGAGGGGGTACTGGTTATCTTGGCTGAAAGCCGGTCGTGTATGTCTTGATCCTCACGCGTCCAAATAGGCACTTCGGCGAATTTGTGAGTTGCTGGGAGGGATTTGGCAGCCATAGCATGCTTCTTGGCCATTCGATCCCGTTTAGTAGTCCAATCGGTAATACGCTTGTTCCAATCGACATCAGGTTCATTTGCCATGCGTTTGGGTGGCGTCCAAGTTGTTGGGTCCATATCTACCGCTTTAGTTGGTTTCTTGCGTTTGCCGTCCGCATCAAGGTGCGGCACAAGCTGATCGGCCTCGGCGACGGCCTCGATAGCTCCGTCGGGTATCTCAACGAATGATTTGTCACTAACTGCACTAACAGACTTGTCGTCGACGTCATCGTCTTTGTCTGGTTTCTTGAACTCAGTAACGGGATCAATGATGTCGACGCCAACAGCGCAGGTGATTCCTGTTCGCTTAACCATATGCTCTTGGTCAGGCATACACATTGGTGCTTTAAAGAAAAGCGAAACATCTTTCGTTGATTTAATACGTTCCATCCAATCACTGCTGGCTTTGTGGTCGTATCCTCGGAGCATCTTGTCAAACACGGACATCATCCAACCAGAATCGTCATTTGGCCAATTAGTTTCGCGAGAAAAGCGGGCGTAATATGGAGAAAGGATGCCGATCTCTGGAGTGAAACCGAGTAAATTAACAGCGATTGTAGACAATGGTCCAATGACAGGCGACTTTGCGTCCATGAGGTTATAACCTGACATACGCTCAGCAAAGCGCTGCAGCGGATGTGGCAACACTGTCGGTCCTACAAAGAGTTTCTGTAAGAGTCGAGGCGGGTTGGCCATGGAGGCGGGGTCGCCATGCCAGACATGTGGTCCGAAAATACGATTGAGGAAGTTAATACCAGGCTCACCACGGTGGTAGACTTCGATGTCGAGTGATTGACCCATTAGCTCAGCGCTATGTTTCAATTGGAGTGGGTCGCAAGGTCCATTTGCACAGTCGTCGCCGCCAAACAGTCCCAGTTCAGCGTATGCAACATCTGGTTCGATATAATGACCATCGATGCGAGTATTTCGTCGAGCGGCATAATCAATGAAGGCCATGAGTATTGAGTTGAAGACAGAAGTTTCGTCAGATCCAGAGGCAGTAGAGTACTTTGAATTGTACTTGACCCCTTGCGAGGTTATTCCTGGCAGTCCGATCTGATCGTCCAATGCTTCGTTAAGCTCGCGCTTAAACTTCATGTTGATCCAACGCATCATAATGACACGTTCGAGAATGCGAGCGCGCCGACGCTTATTGCCATCACATCGGACAGCATCTGCTATAACGAAAATGTTAGAGTCTTGGGCAATAGCTGTGATGCGCTCAGCGCATTGGCGTGGAGTGAGTCCGAATGCATACCACGGTTGATGCTTCATGATATCTTCAGTAAAAGCGTAAATGAACCGAGAGTACGTCAGCTTAGCAGCAGCGTTTGGCTGAGATATGTTGCGCGGATCGCTTGGGTCCATAGCCGGCTCGACCTTGCAGAAAGCTTCCCACATGCGTTTGTAAAATGGGCCGGACACGGCTGCGTAGTGGAGTTTCTGTTTTTGGCTAGCACGTGCTTGTCGCGCATAGACTTCGTCGTGATCGACTGGATAGCCACAGCCGGGATTGGGGACAATTCGCTCGGCAAATTCATACATGCATGTGGCCAACGAAGGAGGAATATCTGGTTCAACATCAATAGGTTGTCCCTGTTCATTAGCCATTTGATAACGTTCAACGCGTGCATGGATCATTCGGGCATCTGTGGCAAGTGATTTAGCGTACGAATAGGCTGGGCGGATCAAAGGAGATCCGAAGCCTGCCAAAGGCACACTCGCATCGTAATCGTGCTTATTGAAATAAACAGGAACTACTGCTGCCGAAGGGGGGTAGACCACGGGTGGATTGTTAGGCACGCTAGCACGTAAGTAGCTGCACAAAATGGCAGCCCAGCCCTGCGGCAACTTGTCTATTGGCATACCGTTAGCCGATGACTTGCAAATGTTGCTAGTGACCATTGCTGGCGTGACCATGACTTTAGTAACCATGGCTACGGCGTGAATAGCGTCGAACTGAGAGCGTTCAAGGGTGGCTGCGTTGTAGTCGCCAAGAACGGCGACACTGCGCCAACTACCAGTTGGGCGGACAATATCGATAACTACATGTTCTCGAATGACCGGTTCAAAATGGACTAGTTGTTTGCCAGCAATAAAGAATGACACTGGAATCAATGGCGGCAAAGTTGCCGTGCCAAGCAATGATAACATGATCAATTGGTGATCGTCGTCAATAAGCTTACGATCAATGGTGTAAGCGGCTATGCGACGAGTGGCAAATCGAGTGTCAACGGCGAGCAAGGTGTCGCCGCTATAATCCCAGATTGGGTGGCGGTATTCAGCGCCACCGCTCACTCGATAGATGACTTCCTGATTTTCGATAAATCGAAAGCAGTACTCTCCATCTGAGCGAGCGGCGGTGGCGGGTTGGAACGTGTAAATGAAATACGTCCCAGGGTAAACGGAAAGTAAATGCGGCATATCGAGGTACTGGTCCGTATCGATCAAGATGCCGGCTTGCGTTGTGGTGTCGAGTGCGAATTCCCGTGATGGCACTGGTAAATCTTTGATCCAATGCCAAGAGCGCGCACCATTGCGGCCCTTCCGTACGTCGTTAGCCGACATCTGAATAATGTACGGTTCTAATGACATACTCTGCGCCGCTAAACTGGCAGTTGCGGTGCCAGCGTTGCGATTAGCGGCGCTTGAGCCATGAGTGTGTCCTGCCACTCTGGCTTTGCTCTTCACAACCAACGTATCATTGAAGATTTGCCGTTGTTGACTCGAGCTCAGAGGGCCCTCACGAAACGTGATGGACATGAACTTGGTGGTGAGTGAAGCGCCAATGGGCGACCGGCGACGGTCATAATAGTGAACAGCTACCTTTCGAAGAACAAGTGCTCCGAAAAGAATGCTGAGACCCCCTAACACCTTAGCTCGAAGGTGTAGCGGCACCGCCGCACCCATCTCAGACATGAAGATCTGAATTGGGGCGAAATACACAATTCGCTTAGTATTGGCGACCAGAGCGATCAAGACAAGTACGATGGCTCCAAGGATGGAGTCAACGTTCTTGAAAGCAAACTTAGTCGGCCGATCATACCGTACAAACGGTGTGTTGGTACCATAAACGCTCTGTTCTAGCGTGGGTTGGTTCTTTGTACCTCGAACAGCATCAGCAATCTTGGATACCACACTAATAGCGGTAGCAAGTTGATTGATGTTCCATTCAGTAACTGTAACAATCCCACGCTTGATGAACATGCGTGCCTTTGATTTAATCCCCGAACCTTCAAGCAGGGACGGTGCGGCCTCGCTGAGGTGACCGGACAGTCCATGGATGACGTTGGAGAAGCCGTGCGTTGCATTATCTATAGTAGCTGTGAAGGACATCCTATAAATAAACGTTGC